TCAACGTGCCAGGACTCCGACCCCCCACCCATCTCCTGGCTCGCGTTGTCTCTACTATAGACCTGCCTCTCAATACTACACCCATTTCCCCACAAACGTATTCCTTCCAGCAATCTTGACAATTCCCTTCTCCCGTGCGATCCTGTTCCTGGGCGCGCCGATGGCGCCTCCCAGTCACAGAGGAGACCTGCCAAAATGCCAATGTCACCTGAAGAGCGAGCTCGGCGGATTGCCGAGCTGGAGGCCGAGAAGAAGATCTACCAGAAGCGGCGGGCCGCCGAGCTGGAGGCTGAGCCGATGGGGGGCATGGCAAAGGCCCCGGACACTCAGGTGGTGCTCCCGCCGGCCCGGCCAAGTGCTCCCAAAGCTGCACAGCCGGCAAAGAAGTCCCAGTCGGGCGGGCTGCTTGGTGGAGCTATCGGAGCTATCCGTGAAAGACACAAACGCCTCCAACAATACTAGCCCATACCCCCGACTTCAGGCGCTCCAGGCTCAGTGGAAAGCAAGCCTCCGGTCCGGGCAGGCCCTTGAACCCCTAGCTAACTCGCCGGCGTGGAAAGATGCTGCACTCAGGAACCCTGTTACCCCGCTGGAGCAACGAGCAGCCCTACGAGACAAAGCACGTTAGCGGCTCAAAAGCCAAAGGCCGAGCATACGAGCGGGCAGTTGGCCGGCTGCTGCGGCTGTATACGGCGGAGCTTGGATGGGAGCTTAAAGACCACCAGTGGATTGAAACTTTCGATGGGTGGCTACAGCCTGATTTCGTGCTTATCGCCCCGTCCGAATGTTGCTTAATCGTTGAGTGTAAGCTTACTTGGAAAGATTGTGCAGGACAGTTACGGAAATACAAGCTTGCACTCGAAGGAATGAAACTCAACTCAACCGTTATAGTGGCTTGTCGGAATTTGACCGCCGCTGCCCCTACACCATTCATCGACTTCGAGGATGCAACCGACCAAGGCGTCTGGCATTTGTTTTTATGAGCAATAAACTCAACGATCTCCTCGAAGACTCGCCGGCTGTGCAACAGTTTCCTTGGCTCGTCCGCCCGGCAGACGCCGTGCCCCTAAACGACATCGGCCAGATCAAGGAGCAGGCGAACCAATACTTCGAGTTTTGTGCGGCAAACGGAATCCGACCCCGGCTCATGGGCCTCGCCCTGGCGCTTGGTGTCGAAGGCCCGGTGTCGCTTCAGCGCATGGCAATGCGCCGCCCCGAACTCCGGTACATCCTCTCCCGTTGCTTGGCCGCTGTGGCTTATGGGTACGAGGAAGACATCGAGTCCGGTGCCTCCCAAGGCGCCATTTTCATGCTCAAGCACATTCCGGAGTTCGACTCCTACGAGTCCCCTGTCGGCGTCAAACCAATTCAATACTTCTCCGATCGACGCGAGGTCAACGTCAATACTCGAGTGGCCGGAGTCCGCACACTCGAGCACGAAGGATCTGATCTCTCTCCCGAAGAGGTCTACTTCAACCTGATCCACGGCCACGGGGAGATCGAGGAAGCAGTTTACGAAGACGTCCCCCCAAACGAGCAGCCGAAGCTGGAGAGCTTGGCGCAGATCATAGCAGAAACGGACGATGAAGACCCGACCGAAACTTGACTTCTCCGACCCTGACTACTCGGCAATCTACGAGTACAGGGCAGGAGCGGCCAAAGCACTCCTGAAGAACAAAGGTGCAATCCCAGCTGCACTCGAGTTCTATCGGCACAACTGGGTAGAATTTATCAACGACTGGGGCATGACCTATGACCCACGGAAAGAGGAAGACAAATCCACTCCCTTCATCCTCTTTCCGCGCCAGGAAGAATACGTCCGTTGGGTCTATGATCTGTGGAAACAGCGCAAACGTGGCCTGGGTGAGAAGAGTCGTGAGGTGGGGTTTACCTGGCTCAGCGCCGCCATCGCTGGATGTATGTGGCTGTTTGAGCCGCACGCTGTCATTGGCTTCGGCTCCCGCAAGAAAGAACTCGTAGACAACGGAGAGAACGATCCGGACTCCATCTTCTGGAAAGTCCGGATGTTTATTGACACTCTGCCACAGTTCTTTCTGCCCCCAAACCACACCGAGGGCCGAAAGATGATGGTGGTGCCCAACCTGGGGAACCAAGCCGTTATCAAAGGTGAGATTGGTGATGAAATCGGGCGCGGCGGCAGAAGCTCGTTGTACTTTGCTGACGAGTTTGCTCACCTCGAACACCAAGAGATGGCCGAGTCGGCCCTCTCCGCCAACACTGACTGCCGAATCTATATCTCTACTGTCAACGGTGTTGGCAATATGTTCTACAAGCTCCGGCACTTCTTACCGGAGGACCAGATTTTCATCTTCGACTGGACTGACGACCCACGCAAACGCCGCAATCCTGGCCTCCCTCCCGAAGAGGAGCCTTGGTACAAGAAACAGCAAAAAGAACTCATGCCGACCCAGCTCGCCTCACAGGTGGACCGGGATTACAACGCGGCGGTGTCTAACTCGTTCTTTGAAAGCTCCACAATCCGCGAGGCAATGCAACGTCCGCTGTCGCAAATTGCACAGCCCGATCAAACACCCTGGAGGGTAGGCATAGATGCTGCGGGGATGGGGAACGATGAGATCGTTATATGGCGGCGAAGAGGTCGAATGTCCTTACCCCCGCTGGTTTTTCAGAAGCTCGATGGAGTACAGCTTGCTACCATTGTTGAAAAAGAATGCGACAAGCTCCTCCGGCTTGCTCCAGTGGCTCTTATCGGAATCGAGCGTGATGGTCCGGGTGGTTCCTGTGCCGATCAACTCAAATATGGACGGTACGCCAGAATAACCGTCCCAGTGCATACGGGGGCCAAACTCACAGACGGCGAAAACTACAACCTGCGCGCCTGGCTCCATGCACAAGCGCGTGAGTATTTGCTGGAAAACGCTGTCCACCTCCCCAGAGACGATGTTTTTCTGACTCAAGCCACTGCTGTGCAGTGCGAATACAAAGGCGGCTTGCTGTTGATGGAGTCCAAGGAAGAATACAGAGCACGTTTCTCTGGCGGCAAAACCAAAGCCGAGCGTAGGTCAGGCAGATCCCCTGACCGTCTCGATGCGTTCATTCTTACCTTTATCCCTTCCCGTGCAAAGCCAATCAGCGCGGTGGGCAACACAGCTTCGTTCTTTGCCAAGAACAAATCCTGGCGCCCATTAGACCCAGTTTTAGGGTATTAAAATGTTTACTGACTTCCCCGACCAAGACGTAATGGCGCCGCTGGCCAAAGAACTCTGCTCCATGCGCGAGGAGGCGATAAAGGACCGGAAGGGGAAAAAGCTGGACGAGATCTGGGCCAAGAGCCGGGAGCAGTTTGCTGGGATCGACGAGCTAAACCGCTCCCGTATGTCTCCTATAGACGGCAAAGCCTCTACCCTGGACGGCCCCATACGGTTAGCCCATTCCACGATGGGCACTGTTCGTGAAGAAAACAGATCCACCGTCTTTGTCAACATCACACGTCCGTATACAAACGCCGGTGTCTCGCGAGTTCAAGACATCCTCCTCCCTACCGGCCAAATGCCCTGGGACTTGAAACTCTCCCCGGTTTCGGACATGTCAATTCTTCGGGAGGTGTTGGGCAAATACCCCGAATACCTGGATGGGTTGCTGGAAACCCTGGGCGACTCGGCTGTTCCGCTTACCCAATCCTCGGAAGCGGCCAAGCAAGCCCTAGAGGTAGCAAAGGAACAAATCAGAGATTGGCTGAAGGAGTGCGACTGGCTGTCCCATATCCGGGTACAAATTGCTGAGGCAGGCAAAGTAGGCACTGGCGTGCTCAAAGGGCCGTTCCCGAAAGCCCGAAAAGTTTCCCAGGATGTAGATGCCATTCTCAGCTCCCTCCCGATCTCTTTCCCGCCCGATATTGCTCAGTTGTTGGAAGAGGAGCTAAAAACCAAACTCAAGTTCCGCCCTGCGGTCGAGTGTATCAAGATTGAAAATTGCTACCCGGCACCTGGGTGCGGAGAAGACTTCCAGAACGGCAAGTATTTCTACGAAGAGATCCCTGACTTCACCTCCCGTCGGCTCAAAGAGCTTATGGATGAAAACGGGTACTTTACGGACCAGATCGAACAGTGTTTGAAAGAAGGCCCTAAAGACCCGCTGGGGAATAAGAAGAAAGAAAAAGGCGCCAGCTATGACTTGTGGGTCGGGCACGGCGAGATTGACCTGACTTGCCTTTGCGACTTTATGGACAAGGACGAGAGTGAGTTAAACTCCGTCTTCATGACTTGGACCTTGTGTAACTCCCGCGTTATCAAGCTCGACACTCCAACCCTCCCGTGCAAAACCTTCCCCTATCGGATGCTTCGCTGGGAAAAGCGAGAGAACTCGTGGGACGGGATCGGGATTCCCGAGCACATCGAAACTCCCCAACGCGGCCTTAACGCCTCAGTCCGGTCGCTTATGGACAACATGGGCTATTCGGTTGGCCCGCAGGTTCTCGAGATTGACGGGCTGATTGAGCCAGTCGAGGGCGACGATACGGAACTTCGCCCATACAAACGCTGGAAAGTATTGTCGGCGCTGCCCGGCTCCCTCGCCAACGAAGACCCAACCAAAGCTCTGACGTTCTTGGAGTTCCCAAACTACCTCAACGAGATCATGCCAGTCATTCAGTTCTGGCTGAAAATCGCTGAGGACACCACGGGACTCCCGCTGTTGCTGCAAGGCCAGGCACAAACTGATGCTGTTGGTGTTTCGCAGCAGCTCATGAACAACTCCACCACCAACCTTCGGCAGATCGTAAAGGCTTGGGACGACGAGGTCTGCAAACCCTCCATTGACGATATGTATGCCTGGTGCCAGATGTTTGGTCCGGAAGCAGCTCGTGGAGATGCTGAAGCAGTCGCCCTGGGGTCGTCAACTCTGTTGGTCAAGGAGTTGCAACTCCAGGCCCTTCTCCAAATTGGTGACCGGGTGCTCCAGCCCGAGTTCCAAATCTCGCCCTCAAAGTGGATGGCGCAGTTCCTCAGGGGCAATCAGATCGACCCGGAGCTGCTTCAGATGGACGAGGAGGAGTTCCAAAGAATCCAGGAAGCTGCATCGCAACCCGATCCGCGCGTTACAGTCGCAGAGATCGAGTCGCAGGCAGAAGTTGCTGTAGCGCAGATTCGAGACGCCACCGACCGGCTCAAGGTGTTTGTGGAAGCTCAGGCGAAGGGCGCGGATATTATCCGAGCAAAGGAAGAGGCCGAAACCGAAGCTGCCACAAAGATCGCGCAAGAGCAGATGAAACAGGAAGGCGCAGAAAAGGTTGCAAGGCTGCGCCCGGCGGCTGGAGGTGGGACATCAGCAAAACCAAAAGTTCCCACAGAAAAAGAGCAACAAATGAGCACAGAAGAAGTGCTTTCAACACTAGGACTCTAAAATGAAACCTAACTACTCAGACCTCCCCTCGATCGTTTTTCGTGATGGTGCAGATGCCCATATTCCTGCGAGCAAATTACTTGACATAATCCGAAATCGGATTACACTACACTTAACACAGCTCGTAGATCCACAGAAGGACTTGTCCCGAACTCAGCTTTTGCGAGGCGGCTTCTTGGAACTACAGCAACTTGAAAAGGCGTTAATGGATCTGAACGCCGAGGTCGATAGACCTGAACTTAACCCAGAGCCCAAGCGGAGCTGAGATGCTAACTCAAAACTATGTATTGATGGAAGAAGATTCTGGAGACGATGGGTGGGGCGCCGAAGAAGGTGCCGCTGAGCAGCCCTCCGGGGAGGCCGGCGAAGTCCTTTCTGAGGAGCAAGAAGCCTGGCTCCGGGATATTGATGAGGACACTGCTTACAACACTATCCAGCAGGCGCGGCAGTTTCCAGACCACCTCAAAGGACTCGAGTCCCGGCTTTATGGGAGACTCGGCCCGGTCGTGGATAAGCTGAACACGCTGGAGAAGTCTTTAGGCGCTCGTACCTCGATCAATGCAGAGAAGATCAAGGAAGCTCTGGACAAATACGACGGCAGTGGGGCGCTCTCGGAAGTGCTTGTTCCGGCGCTGCAAGAGGCTATTCAAGTTAGCCCGCTGGATGAAAACACACTGTCTCCGTATCTGTCTCCCCTTCAGGAGAACATGAGTAAGCAAATGGGCGAGCAGTTGGTCTTGTCCCATTATTCCCCTGAGCAGATTGCGGAAATGATCCCCGACGTTAATCAGGACGGGAAATTTGCTCCGCAAAACCAGCGGCAACAGGATTTTGCAGTTTGGTATGCACAACAGGGATACGCTACCCAAGAAGCTCTGAATGAATTTGGCCCAGGCTATGTAAGAGCCTTGCGGCAATTTGAGCAGTGGGAAAAGGATAAAGTTAAGGAAAGGACTAACGCCGCTGGAGAAAAATCCGGTCGGCTCGCTCGGGGGCAGCAGCCGTCGAGTCAAGGGCGCAGGCCACAGAAGGGTGGGCCGCAGACTGCGGAAGACTTCTTCCTGGCCGGCTTCAACGAAGTCGATTAAAAAGGGTTTGACTCATGCCTGGACAACTTTACACGACTGTTGCAGGTCGTCACGAAAAATACAAGGGGAGAATCCTCAAGAAGGCGCAGAAGCGCGAGATGCTCTCCAAGCTCGGGGCGATGGACCCAATGCCCCAGAACAAGTCAGAGAAGATCGAATGGATGCGATTCCTTCCATACGGTGGCGTTGACAACCAGTGGATTGCCGCTGGAGGCGACACGGCCTATATCGCGGCGCACCTGATCGAGGACGGCGTTACACCTGAAGCCGATACGGTCACCTACACCACGCTCTCGACGACTCTTCAGCAGATCGGCTGTCTGTATGCCTACACCGATAAGACTCGGTATGTGCATGAAGAGGGCGAAGAGTTCCCGCGTGAGATGGAAGATGCCGTTGCCCAGCGCCTGGCCCTTTGCCGGGAGATGATGGTCTACGGCGAGCTGAAGTCCTGCACCAACGTCTTCTATGGCGGTGCCGGAACCTCTATCGCCACTGTTGACGGCGGCCCGTCCGTTTCGGACCTTCAGGACATTTCCCGGGATCTGCTCGGCAAGCACGCGGTCATGCTGAACCAGACCCTGAAGTCTGGCCCGATGTTCGGGATGCAGTCTGTAGCGGCTTCCTGGCCAGTCTACACCCATACGGACATGGAAAAGACCTATGAGAATGTGCTGGGATTCACCAAGATCCAGGATTACGGTGGCCGGGAGCTTCTCGATCCGGAGTACGAGATCGGTGCGATTGGCCGGTTCCGGATTATCGTCAATCCCATCCTGACTTATCTGCCCGGTGCGGGCGCTTCTGGCACTACCGTTTACAAGAACGATGGAGCCAACTTCGACGTTTACCCGCAGATCATTGTTGGACGCGGAATGGGCGGCGGCGATGCCTTCGGTCAGGTTCCCCTCCGGGGCTTTGACTCCGTGAACGTCAAGCATCTTCCCCCATCGATGGAGTCCAAGGTTGACCCGCTGAACCAGCGCGGTTACGTGGGCGGCATCACCTGGCAGGCCCAGAAAGTCCTCAACGATGACTGGATGGCCGTTTACTATACCTGCACCGAGATCTAATCATGGCAGTTAGCATCAACGAAGTGAACAAGTTGCTGCGCCAGAATATGGGCGCGACCGGGGCCGATGCCCTGGCCGACGCCCTGCAGGCCATCGTCGATGCGTTGCAGTCGATTGCGACCAACCTCGACGACGACTCTGTGGGTGCAGCGGATTACGAGGCGAACGTCTCTGCCATCATTGACGACTGAGGATTTGACAAATGGCACTCGTTACGAATACTTTTCTGGGGCAAGCTGGTCCGCCCCGCATTGCGATGGGCAGCCGCACGGGAACGCGCACGGCTGCGGACTTCACTATCACAGTCGGCTTCATGCCGCGGTACATCCGGGTCGTTAATCTGACGGATCGGATTCAGGCTGAGTACTTCCTGGATGATGCGCTGGACGGTGGAAACAACGTCAAGGCGCTGGTTCAGGTCGCTGCCGGTACAGTCACTTACGAGGACGGCGGTGTGGTAATCTCCTCGACCGAGGGCGCCGATCGCCGGAAAGTCTCAGTGACCATTGCAACTGTTGGCCTGGAAAGCGACAACGATGATGTCGTCTGGATCGCAATGGGCGACTGACCAAAAACAAGGCGGGGCTAGTCCCCGCCTCAACGTAGGAACCTCAAATGCCCACGATACGTAAAGTCAACGAAGACACAGACCCAAAAACTGTGCTGAAGGAAGAGGTTGGGGATGAACAGTCGCTGATTGCTCCGACCACGGCCAAGACCGAAGAGCAGCTCGACGACTATGCGCGGCAGCTGAAATTCATGGCTGAGCCAGTTGAGGTTATGATCCTGCCTTCGCATGACCAGGACGATACGACCCGGCTGGTTAGCATCTCTGTCAACGGGAAGGAGTATTACTTCCTGCGCGGTGAGTGGCGGACGTGCCCCCGGTTCGTGCTCGAGGTTATTGCGACAGCAAAACACCAGGCCTGGAACTTCGGCTACAAGCAGGCCCCTTCTGGGACCACTGTCCAAACCCAGCACGCTGTTGACGTACTTCGATTCCCGCACCAGTACCGGGACACGAATCCCAAAGGCTATGCCTGGTACGAAAGCATCAAGAACATGGTGAGGTAAACGAGTTGCTCGTTTGGGCCTTCAAAACCGTATTGCTCTTAGGCTGATGCCAAACTTCCAACAAATCTGCGAGTCGGTTCTTGAAGAAGCCAACGGGAGACCTGTCACATTTCCTTCAGTAAACCTCGGAAAGGACAACGACGGGAACTACTACGTTACCAATCCAACCCAGCGAAACATTATTCGCTGGGTCAATGACCTGAACCTGCAAATCCAAGTCCACATGCAATATGCGGACTTCATGCACAAACGGGGTGTGTTTCTGACGACTGCCGCAGGAACAGAAACATATACAAAATCTCGGGTCCGCGAGATTGATGCCCGGTCGCTCTATGCGATAAAGAGCGGAACCAGCGGGCGAACCCCAATCGAAGTGGCCGCATATGAAGAGTGGCTACAAAGCGAGCGTGCCGGAGATACATCCTCCGGCTCGCCCCGCTCGCTTATCAGGCTTCCTGATGACAAGTGGCTCGTAGATCCTACTCCTAGTGGGGTCTGGGATGTTTATGCGGACTGGTGGTTGGTGCCAGCAAAGTTTGATGATGCTTGTGATGAGCCTCTTTGGGCTGAGGAGTACCACGACATTCTCAAGTGGAAAGCCCTTGGACTGTTTGCAAGCGAGTACGGTAATGAGGGAGCTGGTGCAATTCTAGCCCGGCGCATTGAAACCTTCTTGCCAACGATGGAAGCTGCTTTCAACAAGCGGTACCTGCGGCCTGTGAGAGGCCCACAACCGCTCCTATAGCGAGGTAAAAATGAACGCACTTCTGATTGTCTATGTGGCGACACGATTGATTACAGCGGACGGGCTCGACACAACGAATGTCACTGGGTGGGCAGATGTTCTCGTTGGGCCGCAAGGCGAGATTTCTGAGTTGAGCTTTAGCATGGTCGAGCGTCCGTGTGACGATGGCACTGGGGTGCAATTCTCCCCTGCGCCGCCTGAATGTTTCGACTATGGATACTCTGCCGAGTCGGTTGACTTTACGCCCGACGGCAGGCTGTATGAGTTTTCCAACGATCGCGCGGTCCACATCCTGCGCCGAGGTACAGTCGAAACGGGTGATCCAAGCCTGATTATGATGCTCGAAGACGGTACAACTGTCTTTTTCCGAGAGGAGGTACAGCAATGACTTTCCCTCCTCGTTCCCACATGCCGACGCGGAAAGTAACTGCTGCTGGTGCTGTTGGCATCCCAGCCGCTACTATCCTTGCCTGGGTGTTGAGCATCAATGGCATTCAAATGCCTCCTGAGGTGGCCGCTGCGGCGGGGGGACTGCTCTCAACGCTAATCGCCTATTTCGTCCCGGATTTGAAATGAGGACAGTGAGGACACATTATGCCGCCCCCGGTGTCCTCGCTTACCGTGGTCCTGAAGTGGTGGGGCCAGTTATGGGGCGGCACCCTATGGAAGCGAGGTAATCGCAAATGGCACTTAATGATACCGTGATCGAGGCAGTTGCCAACTACAACTTCAAGTCGAACTCGGAGCGGGCGACCCAGAACATGGACGCCCACCAGCAGCGTCTGCAGCTCCTGGCTGAGGCTTCGTTGGCGCAGCAGCTGAATCGGATGAACTCCCTTGACCCGACCGAGGCCGCTGCGATCTCCGGCGTCGTCTCTTCCGACCTGGCAGAGAAGATCGGTGAGCTGTCCGGGGCCGTTGCATCCGCGCAACAGCTCATGAAGGGTGCTCAGACGACCATTCCGCAGACTGGTCAGCAGAACACGCCGTAACGCGAACAGGAAGGGCCGCTTTCGAGTGGCCCTTCCGCTAGATTAGATGCGAGGCTAATCATGGCGGACAAGCAATCACTTCAGGCAATTTTTGAACAGCATCAAAAACTTCTCGAGCAACTAAACCAAGACTTTACTTCCAGGCTTGCCGAAGCAGACCAGAAGTTCCAGAACACGTTGGATCGGCTCGAGCAAGCAATGCAGGTTGAGGAAGAAAAGCCGAAGGAAGAGCAAAAGCCCAAAGACGTTCCCGCCGCAGTGTGGATGGTTGTTGAGGGCGAGCACATGCTGGTTTTGAACCAAGCCGCTGCTGTGCAGCAACTGGCTCTTCTCGATAAGCTTGCTGAAGTTCTCAAAGAGCTGGGTAAACTGGCTCCAAAGCGCGGCAGATCAGCCGGTATTTGAACCTGACCGGATAAAGGACATACAGTGTGATCGGAGCAATTCATAGTGCATGTCGAATCAGATGACAATGTTGAGGTACAGCACTATGAAAATGCTCCGCAAAGAAATGGGCAAAGCTCTATCTGGAAGACCTTTGCCATCGGGTTGGGCACTGCTATCATTTCTCTTACTACTTTCGTGCTTCATAATGCTTTCGACCGTCTCGATGCGATGGAAGCCGCCGTTACCGGAAACACCGTGGCTGTTGCAGAAAATAGCTTACATCGACTGGAGCACGAGACACAAAGCCAGTTTTGGATCGCCGTTATTGAACAGTTGCGGGAGAAGGTGCATGAACTTAACACCAACTCCCAAGCTCGGCCCGATCCATTTACTGGATCAGACGGTAGAGAGCTACGAAACCAAATTGCAGAACTTCGTAAAATTATCGGTCAAATCGAGCGAAGGGTCGATGCAACAGAACAGTGCTGCAAGTGAGTAAGGCAAAATAATGGCTGCGCCAGGTCTTATAGGACAAGTCGGAAAGCTCGAAACAGCCGGGCCGTATATTGACACGCTTGGCTCCGCGCTCACTGGGTTCCGGACTACAGCTGATGCAGTCACGGCTACTGATCTTGCCAATGGAGACCTGGCCACCCTGTTGATCTACAAAGGCACCGATGGCGCTCCCGCTGCAAATGCGCTGGTCTGGGCGGCCACTTGGGACAACAGCAACAGCCGGTGGACGCGGGTATCGGAGCTGCTCAGTCTCGGCACGATCTCCGATGAGGACGACGTGGCCTTTTACGTGGTCAGCGACCTGCCGCCGATCCCCAGCCGCAGCGACAACTCCGTCTATGCGCTCAAGAACGGCGCCTGGGTGGACATCACAAACAATCTGATCGGTACGCCGACATGATGCGCCACTGGCTCTCCGCTTTGTTGTTACTGCCCACGATTGCCTTCGCTGTCGATCAATGGGACATCGTTGGGCGCACTACCTCCGGCACTGGTCCCGGCGAGGCATTCAAGATTTCCGAGCTGACGGAAGAAACTGCGCCGGTGGCCGGCGACTTTTTGTTGTGCGAAGAGTCTGGCGGCGCGCTGCGTAAGTGTGACGTGGGCGACCTGCCCTACCGCTCAGGCCCGGACATCATCTGGCTGGCGGCCAGCGACGAGTCGACGGCATTGACCACGGGCACTGCGAAGTGGTCGGCGGAGATGCCGCAGGCGTTCACCATCGACACAGCCACCGATTCTGGTATTGGGTGTTCGGTAATCACTGCGCCGACGACCAGCGGAATCACTGTAGATGTAAACGAGGCGGGTACGTCGATCATGACGACCAACAAAATCAGTATCGACGCCACGGAGAACAACAGCCAGGACGCAGGCACGGCTCCGGGCGTAACTGATTCGGCTTTGGCGAAAGGCGCCATAATAACTGTCGACATCGACGCGGTTGGTTCCGGAACAGCCGGGGCCGGTCTTAAATGCTGGATCATCGGAGAATGGCAATGAAATTTTTGATCCCGTTACTGTTGGCCGCTTCCGTAGCACAAGCGGAGCTGACCTATCCGGTCGATATCGAAGCCCGGTATC